AATTTTACTTACAGTAAATCATCCAGGAGCTGGAATTCCTGTATTAATTACAGAAGCTGTTGCAAATGGAAGTTTTGCTATTCGTATTTATAATGTTTCAGCAGCAACAGCATTTAATAATACATTAGAGATTTCTTATCTTATACTTGATTAAAGTATAAACAGTTATTTATAACCTTAAACTTTAACAATTATGTCAGTAGGAAATCTAATAGACTATGGTAATAAAGGAACTAACTTTCCTTATCAACTAGGTGCATTAAAGTTAGCTGCAATGAGCCAGTTAATGTATTGTGCTGAAGTTACAGTTAGTAACACAAGTGTGGCTGCATTAGCAACTGATATTAATAATTATTTTGTAGCTAATCCTACCTTTTACTTAATATCTAAACAAATTGTGTATGTAGGTACTACATATACAGCATTTTTGACAGTATCAAAAGTGAAATAAAATTTCATGATACCAAACAAACCATCACTATTTGACAGCAATGCAGTAGATAACTGTACTCCTGGGTTAACCACACCTCCACCATGTGGACCAGGTGTACCTTGTGATGACCCAGAAGTATGTGCAGAACAATTTGATGCCCAGTGTATAATATATACAGGAAATGATCTTATCTGTCAAGGTACTACAGTAATAGCACAAGACACTACAGTAGCACAAGGACTAGCTAATATTATTGATTGGGTATGTGGCGGTGGTGCTGTTGGATCCCAAGGGGTTCAAGGTATCCAAGGTCTTACAGGTGCACAAGGTACAGATGGAATACAAGGACTTACAGGAGCTCAAGGGCAGATAGGAGTAACTGGGTCTCAGGGAGCAATTGGCTCAACAGGAGCGCAAGGTATTGCAGGTCCTCAAGGTACTGTAGGTGCTGTTGGTTCTCAAGGAGCAATAGGTTCTCAAGGTGTGCAAGGCACAACTGGACCACAAGGAACTACAGGAAATGATGGTTCTCAAGGTATAACAGGTATTCAGGGAATACAAGGTATTCAGGGAATTATAGGAATAACAGGTGCTCAAGGTATACAGGGTATAACTGGAATTCAGGGAACTACAGGTATACAAGGTTCAATAGGCACACAAGGAAGTACTGGTGCCCAAGGAACAGTTGGTGCTCAAGGTTCTCAAGGAACACAAGGTTTATTAGGAACTCAAGGAGCTACAGGAAATACAGGTAGCCAAGGCTCAACTGGTTCTACCGGAAGTCAGGGTGCTATAGGTACACAAGGTAGTACAGGAATTACTGGCTCACAAGGCATACAAGGAATTCAAGGAATTATTGGAAATACTGGTTCTCAAGGAAGTACTGGAACAACAGGCTCTCAAGGTGCTGTAGGAATACAAGGACTTAAAGGAGATACAGGTAGTCAAGGTACTACAGGAAGTACTGGAACACAAGGGGCTACAGGAATTCAAGGAAGTACTGGAGCTACTGGAAGTCAAGGTATTCAAGGTACTCAAGGTTTAATTGGATCACAAGGTTTAACAGGTTTACAAGGAACTCAGGGAATCCAAGGGTTACTTGGTCTACAAGGAGTACAGGGTATTCAAGGTGTAGCTGGAGCTGGTGGTGTAGTAGCACTTTATGGTTCTTGGTATTCTACAGTAGATCAATCAGCATCTGTTATTAATACAGAAACATTAATGACTGCTAATACAATTTCTTATGCTAATGGTGTAAGTCTTGTAGCAGGAACCCAAGTAACTTATTCAACTGCAGGTACTTATGCTTTTAACTTTTCTGTTCAGTTACATTATACTGGTGGCGGGGGTTCAGGTAATGTAGTAGATGTTTGGTTAAAAAAGAATGGAACTTCTGTTCCTGATTCAAACACTAAATATTTAGTACCTACTAATCTTGCTTATAATGTATCATCATTAGATTTTCTATTTACAGTAGTAGCAGGAGATTACTATGAAATTGCATGGGCTACTAATAACTTAAATATCATATTAGAATATGATGCCGCAGCAGCACCTCATCCTACAACTCCATCAGTAATTATTAATACATTCCAAGTAACATATACTCAGTTAGGACCACAAGGGCCTACTGGATTACAAGGTGCTACTGGAACTCAGGGATTAACTGGAATTCAAGGTATCCAAGGAATCCAGGGATTACAAGGTATTATTGGCTTACAAGGTATACAGGGACTTCAAGGTACTCTTGGAACTACAGGTGCTCAGGGTACAACAGGTTCCACTGGCTCTCAGGGGGCAGTAGGTATTCAAGGTATAACAGGATTAACAGGTAGTCAAGGTTCTATAGGATCCACAGGTGCACAGGGAAGTACAGGCGCGCAGGGAACTACTGGAACAACCGGAAGTACAGGATCTCAGGGTACACAGGGTATCCAAGGTATTCTTGGTAATACTGGATCACAAGGTACTACAGGGACAACAGGAAGTCAGGGATCAACTGGAGCTCAAGGTACAACCGGAAGTCAAGGTAGTACTGGTTTAACTGGTTCTCAAGGAGTCCAAGGAATTACTGGTAATACAGGAGCTACAGGTTCCCAGGGAGCAACTGGTACAACTGGATCTACAGGTGCGCAAGGAGCAGAGGGTAGTCAAGGATTAACTGGGTTTCAAGGAACAACTGGAACTACTGGTTCAACAGGTTCCCAAGGGACTCAAGGAATAATAGGCCTACAAGGTACAACCGGAGCAACTGGTTCACAAGGAGCTGTTGGAACTACTGGATCACAAGGTTCTGTTGGAACACAAGGAACTACGGGTACTACTGGAAGCCAGGGTTCTACAGGTAGCACTGGTGCTCAGGGATCGGTTGGATCTCAAGGAGCTATTGGTGCTACAGGTAGTCAGGGTAGTACTGGTTTGCAAGGAACACAAGGTATCCTTGGTACACAGGGATCTACTGGTGCAACTGGTGGAACTGGTGCACAAGGGGTGCAAGGTATCACTGGTATTCAAGGGGAAACAGGAACTACCGGAGGAACTGGTAGTCAAGGAGCTACTGGATCACAGGGTCTTACTGGTATTCAAGGTACACAAGGATTTACTGGTATTGGTATTCAAGGTTTCCAAGGAATGCAAGGACCTCAAGGTATACAAGGTATAACTGGAGGAGTTGGAAGCCAAGGATCACAAGGTATTCAAGGTTTCTTTGGTTTACAGGGTACTCAAGGTATTGAAGGTTTAGGAACTCAGGGTGTACAAGGTGTGCAAGGAGCTTCTGGCGGAGGTGGTGCTATAGCTATCTTAGAAGAAGGTACTACAGTTGTGGCAACTGCTACAGCAATTAACTTCATAGGAACTTGCATAACTGCAACAGATGCCGGAGGAGGACAAGCTAATATTACTTTAGATTGTACTGGTGGTGGATGCCTTATAGATAATAGTCATATTGGTGCAGCTGGATTAGCTCCAGATGATATACCACCTAGTACATATGATATGTATATTGGTAATAGTTCATATGGTTGGTCTAATGGTTATTGGAGTGCTATTGCAAATACTCCAGTTCCTGGAGCTATTACATCAGTAAGAGGAAGTAATTTAAATTGCGGTATACATCTACCACATGACTTATTTCCTGGAGATATAATTAGATTTTGTGGTTCTAGTTATTTAAATCCTCAAGAAGTAGTGCCGCCAATACCACCTTTATCGGTTACACTTGTACAAACTAATTGTGAAAATTTATGTACTATTAGTTTTAGAAACCTAGCTGTTTCACCAGTTATTCCAACTGAGACTTTTTATTATTCATGTCAAGATAGAGGTGAATATTATCTTTGTTTTTCTATTGAACATATTGTAACTCAAACATATAAAGCTTGTGATACAATATTTTTTGCTGGATTTGGTTGGGATAGTTCTGCTGTTCCTGATGGATATTTAGCTCCTAAAGTAACATTTACACTAAACACAGAAAGAAACTGTGCAGAAGTAGATACAACACCAAACATGGAGTTACAACTTTGTTGTGATCCAGCAGTAGTTGAAGTAGTATTTAATACTGCATTAACTGTTGGAGATTTCTTTGTAGATAATGAAGGCAACTGTTGGGAAGCTCAAGCTAAAACAGCAGCTGCAGTTACAAGTACAAGAACAGTAACTACATCATATATTTCTTGTTCAGCTTGTGTAACAGCAAATCCTTGTCCTGCAAACTTACTAGTGCAATCTTGTTGTGAAGGTGGTCCTGAAACATTTACTGGTTCACTTCCTACAATTGCAGTTGGAGATACATTTGTTGATACATATGGCTTCTGTTGGACAGCTACTCAAGAAACAACAAGTCCAACTACAGGTACAGTTTATGTAGATACTAATTTAGGTAATGTAGGTTGTGAAATATGTACAAGTGATAATCCATGTCCACAAATAATTGAACTTGTACCATGTTGTAAGAATGCATCTTATCATCCAATACTTACAACACCAGCCCTATTAGGTTATACACCAAGTAATGGAGAAATAATTGTTGATACATTTGGTATTTGCTATAGAGTTATATTTACTCCAACTGGAAATGTTACAGCACCATTTATTACATACTTTGATACTTATGGAGTAGGTGATTTTTGTGCAACATGCACAACTGATAACCCATGTCCTGATATATACCATACAGTAATTAATTGTTGTACTGGTGATACAGAAGTTATTCTTCTTAATGGAATTTCTTCACCAGATACAATATTAAGTATTACTATAACAACTTCTCCTTTTGTGCCACAATGTTGGAAAGTTGTAAGTTATAGTAATACTGGTACAGCTACTATTACTATAGATACTTTTAATGGAATATATGAGATTTGTCAAAAATGTATAGAGGATCTTAAAGACAAATGTCCTACTTATTATAAAGTAGCAGATTGTTGTGGTGTACTTACAGATGAAACAATGTTACTTCCATTTAATGATATATACTACTCAAGTCTAATATATACTGATACTGCTAATAATTGTTGGTACATTTTAGGTGCTCAACCTTTAGGTCCAGATACTATTGCTTGGAATGGTAGTACATCTATGACATGTGTAGACTGCAATAACACTAATTTAAATTGTACTTTAGTAGTAATAAAGGCATGTTGTTTTGACATAGAAGGTTCTACATCATTAGAATCTTTAGGTGGTGGAGTTGCTATAGGGGATACATTTGTTGATCAATTTGGTTTATGTTGGTATGTTGTTTTTGGAACACCACCTGGTTATGATTACGGATCATTAGGATTTATTAATGTAGTATCAATTGTTGCAGTAGGAGAAGATGTATGTGCGGGTTGTATAGGAGAAAATCCTTGTCCAGCAGGTTTATATTATCAAGTTCAAAACTGCTGTACTGAAGAAATTAGAACTGTATATAACACGGTTGGACTTATTGTGGGTATAACTTATTCATGGTTTACATCATTAGATTCATTTAAACCTGATTGTTGGAAAGTAATTAGTTTTACTCTTACAGGAACAGCTACAATGAATATACTTAGTACCGTAGCACAACATAAGATTTGCCTTGATTGTATTAAGTATATTGATGGAATGTGTCATGATTATTACATTGCTGTTTCATGTTGTGGTTTACCAAATGAGGTAGTATACATACCAACTTTTATTCATAATAATGGTTCTGCATTTACAGATACTTCTGGTAACTGTTATAGTACTTTAGCACCTACAGTTGGACCTGCTACAATAACTTGGAGTGGTGATGAGTATCCAAATTGTGGACCATGTATAATTGATCATCCTTGTTAAGCACTAAAAAAATAGTATATTTGTTGGAAAAACCAACAGTATGAATAATTTGTGTCAACTGGCATTAGCCAACGGAGGATCTGTTAACTATCTTATACTTCCTGCAAATATCACAGAAGGATTAGGATTAACTAACCCTTCTGTCTTCTATCAAGATGGAGTATACTTACTTAATCTAAGACATGTTCAATATGCTTTATACCACAGTGAGGGAGAACAAAGATTCCAAACTCCATGGGGACCATTAGCATATCTTAACCCAGAAGATGATGTAACTCTAAGAACAACTAACTACTTGTGTCAGTTAGATCCTAATACACTTGCTATTGAGCAATATAAGAAAGTAGATACATCTAAGTTAGATGTAACCCCTGTGTGGGAGTTTATTGGGCTAGAAGATGCTAGAGTAGTAGACTGGAAAAATAAGTTATATCTTACAGGTGTGCGCAGGGATACTAAAGCAGATGGTGAAGGTAGAATGGAATTATCTACTATTGATACTGGAAGTAAAGAAACAGAAAGATATAGAATAGAACCTCCTACCCATTCCTATTGTGAAAAGAACTGGATGCCTATTCTTGATATGCCCTTTCACTATGTTAAGTGGACTAATCCTACAGAGGTTGTAAAAGTTGATCCCAAAACGGGAACATCTAAAACTTTATATATCATAGAACAAGATGTTACTTTCCCAAGAGATATTAGAGGAGGATCACAAGTTATTACTGTAGGTAATCATAGAATTGCACTTACACATGAAGTAGACTTATGGAAGAATGAGCAAGGAAAGAAAGATGCTCAATACTATCATAGGTTTATTATCTGGGATATGGAGTGGAACATAGTTGCACACTCTGATGCATTTAAGTTTATGACTGCAAATATTGAGTTCTCCTGCGGTTTAGCATATGATGGTAAAGACTTTATCATTCCGTTTGGTTTTCAGGACTCTACGGCCTTTATTTTAAGGCTTCCAGAAACTGTATTTAATCATATGTGCAGTCTACCACAAAATGATGTTAAACAAAATACTAAAGGAGTTACCCCAGCTAAATTAGAAAAGTTCATTATAAATCCATTCTGTGGGTCATGTAATTTAGATTTAGCAGTGTATTACTTTGAGAATGGACATTATGCATCATCTATGTCATTTGCATTAAGAGCTGCAGAGTTTTCTAAGAATGATGATTATGTATATGAGTCATTATTATTAGTAGCCAGATCTTTATCAAAACTTGGTAGAAGAAGAGTTACTGAAAAAGGTCTATGGTTAAATGCTGTGACCTTTGCTCCAGAAAGACCAGAAGCATACTTGTTCTTGAGTGAATATGCAGAAGCAACTCAACAATATCATGAAGGATATTCTTATGCAATAATGGGTCTTAAGAATGCAGCAAATGCAAAAGAAATAACTTCTAATATAGGATATGAAGGTGCTTATCAATTACAATTCCAACAAGCAGTAACAGCTTGGTGGATTGGTAGATCTAAAGAAGCTAGAGATGAGTTTATTAAATTAGTAAACCAAGGTCCTACATTAAGTGAAAGATACCAAAAAATGGTACAATCTAATATTACATCTTTAGGTTCTGGACCAGATCCATTCTTAAGATATCACAAAGGATTCTATGATCAACTAAGATATAAGTTTCCAGGAGCAGAAACTATTGAGAAAAACTTCTCTCAAACATACCAAGACATGTTTACTTTATCCATGTTAGATGGTAAAAGAAATGGAACATACTTTGAAATTGGTGCAGCAGATCCATTCCATGGAAGTAATACAGCTCTCTTAGAGCAATTTGGATGGACAGGTACCTCATTAGAGATCTTACCACATGAAGTTGAAAAGTTTAAACAACACAGAAAGAATGAAGTTATTCTATGTGATGCTACAAAATTTGATTACTCTGTACTTAGAGGTCACATTGACTACTTACAGGTTGACTGTGAACCACCCTCAACTACCTATGAGATCCTTACAATGTTACCTTGGGATCAATGCTCTTTTGGGGTAATTACATATGAGCATGATTATTATACAGATGTATCAAGATCCTTTAGGGAAAAGTCTAGAAACTTCTTATTAAGTAAAGGGTACTTGTTAGTAGCAAGTAATATTGCACCAAATGAGACAAGCTGTTATGAAGACTGGTATGTACATCCAAAACATGTAGACAAAAAGATAATTAAACAGATGTTAGCTGCAGATAATACAATTAAAAATGCAGAGAAATATATGTTTGGAAAGTTGTAATTTTTTTTGTATATTATAGATATGAAGTATTTTATATATCTATTACTTTTAGTTTTTGTTAGTTCTTGTTCTTTAGAAAAAAGACTAGCTAAATATTGTCCATTATGTGTACAGAAAGATAGTACTACTACTGTGATACAATACAAAGACACAACAATCAAAATCCCAGGAGAAACAGTTTACTTAGAAGACACATTATATTGTGACTCTTTAGGTAATGTTCTTTCCACACTTAACGGAGTACTTAGAGATAAAGAAGGTAGAATTATAAGTTTACAAACTAAACTTCAAAATAATATCTACACCTCTAAAGCAAGTGTTAGGACTATCTACAAAACAATTAAAGGTAATGATATATATCATACCAAAGTAGTAACTAAAACATTAAAGCCGGAAAAAATTAAGTATATTCCTTGGTGGGTAAATTTCTTAGCTGTGGTGGGTGGTATTGTGATGATTATAATTTTAACATATATAATTATAAAAATTGTTAGATCCCAGATTCCTTTACCATGAAAACAAAAATAACACTAGCTATCTTGTCTATATTCTCTTTCTTTGCTCCAATAGAACTATGTGCAATTCTATTAATGACAATCATCTTTATAGATACAATAGTAAAACTTATATCACTTAAAAAGATTGCTTGTGTTGAAGGTAGAAAATATAGGGATGTATTCAAGTCAAAAATACTTAGAAGAGGTTATGTATTTAAAGCTGCAGGTTATTATATTTTTGCAGGAGCTTTGTTTCCTTTAGACTACTATGCACTTACCCCATTTAGTAATGGAGCAATAAAAGCATTAGGTTACGGCTTTACACTTCCTACAACAGCTATCTATACTAACTTCTTATTATGTATATTTGCTATCATAGAGTTATCATCTATAAATGAGAACTGGTTTGATATTACAGGTAATAATATGCTTAAGTCTGTATTTGATACAGTTAAGAAAATTAGAGGAACAATAGAAAAAGCATCAGATACTTATAAGAATATCAAAAATTGATATATGAGTTATAGTTATTTACAAGAAGAGAAATCTCCAAAGATATTAGTAGAAGCAGTAAAGATGCTTGGTACTAAAGAAGTAGTTGGTAAGGTACACAATCCTGTAATCTTAGGGTGGGCTAAAGAACTTGGTTTATCTAAAGTATATACTAATGATGAAATTCCTTGGTGTGGATTAGCTGTAGCTTATGCTGCACATAAAGCCGGAGTAACAGTAGTAGACAAACCCCTATGGGCTCTATCCTGGGCTACATATGGTACTAAAGTAACTGAACCTATGTTAGGTGACATACTTACTTTTAAAAGAGATGGTGGCGGACATGTAGGAATATATGTTGGTGAAGATAAAGATTGTTACCATGTACTTGGTGGAAATCAAGGAAATGCCATGAGTGTAACAAGAATAGTAAAAACAAGATTGTATCAAGCAAGAAGAACAGCATGGAAAGTAGCACAACCTGCAAATGTCCGTAAGGTCATGTTGGATGCAAAAGGTACAATCAGTAAAAATGAAGCATAATGAAATTTAGAAACAACTGGAATTCCCCTGCCAAACAATGGGACAAATTAGCAATTAGATTAAGAATATCTACATTAGATATCTTAACAATTGAAGTAGATATCTCAAGAGAGTTCTATATGATAACAATTTTAAACTTTACAATTAAAAACAGATAAGTACTTAAACTTATTAAATGCACAGTAATCCAGGTATGTTCTATATCTGGATTTATTTTTTTAAATGTTTTTTGTTTAAACAAAAATTGTATATTTGTCTAAACTTTAAATATATAAAAATGGAAAATCAACAACCAGAACAAGAGATGTCACATGAAGAGTTGACAGCAAGAAAAGAGGAAATGAAAGCATTCTATGAAGAATCAGTTCCTTACTTAGAAGCTCAAGCAAAGTATGAAAAGCTTTTGACAGACATTGAAGAAGCAAGATTTAAAAGAGCTAATTACCAATATCAGTTTGCTATGATGATGGCTCAAAGTGAAGAGGCAGAGAAAGAAGCAAAGAATTCATCTGAGGCCCCAGAAAGAAAGCTTAAAAAAGATTAATTATGGCACTTGTTAATCAAGTACAGAAACGTGTTAAAATGCCCAAATGGGATGTTGTAAAGTTTCAGATTCTTACTCATTGTTATATTAACCGTATTGCAATGAGTGAATCTGATCTAAACTGTTTAACCTTACTCAGCTTTAATGAACCCATTGAGTTAACAAGCTTTTGCTATGATGCATCTTCTGATGAAGAAGGTATATTTAAGTCTCCACAGACTGTACGTAACTGTATTAATAAAGCTGAAAAAAACGGATTAATAGTAAAGGATACAAAAAATAAAAAGATTATTATGATCAATCCTGATCTAAAAATCCAAACAGAAGGAAACATATTGTTAGACTATAAATTCTTAGGTAATGATACCAAAGAAAGCGTCTAAACTTTACAGAGAAACAGCAGAAGAACTAAATGTTGATGAAGCATTAGTTGAAAATTTTGTAGAGTTTCTTTACAAAAATGTAAGAGGCTGTTTATCTAACCTAACATATCCAAGAATAAATGTGGAAGGATTAGGTCACTTTAACACAAAGTCTAGTTGGATAAGAAGATCAATTCAAAGATCTACTAAATTATTAGAAAATCATGATACCTCAACTTTTGGTGCCTATTCAAAGAAGTTGCGGATACAAGATAAACTTGATCTTCTTATTGAGCTGGAGAAAAAGATCACCCTAGAAGAGCAGAGAAAATCAACATTTAAAAATGAAAAATATGAATCTATTAAAACAAATCTGGAAGGAGAAGCACAAGATAATGGAGGGGATTAAAAACTCTATTATCCGTGATGAGTTTGTAGAAGATATAGCAGAACTAAGACTTGCTGTTTGTAATCAGTGTCCAAGTAAAGGAAAGAAGTGTGCTGTTAAAGGTACAGCTCCATGTTGTAATGAATGTGGTTGTTCCCTTGGCTTTAAGACAAGATCATTATCATCTGAGTGTCCTTTAGGTAAATGGGAAGCATTATTATCAGAAGAAGAAGAAGATAAACTAGATGCCTTATGAGTATAATATTTAATGCAGCAGATCATAGTTACAAAAGTCAAGATGATAGCGGTATTGATTGGATAAGTGTAACTACATTAGTCTCACATTTTAAGAAAGCTTTTGATGCAAAGAAAGTTGCTGAAAAAGTTTCTAAGAATAAAAGATCTAAATGGTATGGTATTGAACCAGATGAGATTCAAAATATATGGAACTCTGAGTCAACAAGAGCAATTACTTTAGGAACATATTATCATAACCAAAGAGAGTCTGACTTGTGTTCATTAGCTTCAATGGAAAGAGAAGGTGTTACTGTTCCTGTATTTGCTCCTTTACCAGAAAAAGATGGTGCAAAGTATGCTCCCTTACAGAAGTTAGAACCAGGCGTATATCCTGAACATATGGTGTATCTTAAGTCTGCAAGTATTTGTGGGCAATCAGATTTAGTTGAGGTAGTTAATGGTAAAGTAAATATCATTGATTATAAAACTAATAAAGAGATAAAGACTGAATCTTATGTGGATTGGGAAGGCAAATCAGAAAAATTACTTGCACCAGTAGATAGTTTAGATGACTGTAATTTTAATCACTATGCATTACAGCTTAGTATTTATATGTATATTATTCTTAAGCATAACCCTAAGTTAAAACCTGGTAGGATATTTATACATCATATTACATTTGAACAAGAGGATGTTGATAAGTGGGGATACCCGGTTGCTAAACTTGATGGCAATGGTGAGCCTATAGTAAAAGAAGTAGTTCCTATGGCCATTCCTTATTTAGTAGATGAAGTAATAAGTATTATGCATTATTTGCATGAGAACAAACATAAAGTAAAAAAGAAATGATTATAAGACTATTTGATGTACAAAATGGAATTGTTATTCCTACTGAACATTGCTATACATTAAAAGCTTTAAAAGATGTTATGGATAATTATCCAGAAGATTACTTAAAGATATATCTGTATCTTTTTTACATGACCTGTCCTAATCCAGATATGAATCCATTTTTTCATACTCCAGAAATTGATAAAGAAAGCATCATATTAAAAGAAATAGCAGCTGAGTTTTCTACAGAAGATGATGATATTCATATTGCTTTGCAATTTTGTCAAAGAATGTATGAAACACCAACATCTAGAGCATATAAAGGTATGGCCTCTATGTTAGATAGATTGGCTAGATATATGGAAACAACTCAGATCACTGCCGGTAGGGATGGTAATATTAATTCACTAGTTGCTGCAGCTAAAAACTTTGACCAGATTAGAGCTTCATTTAAAGGGGTATACAAAGATCTCCAAGATGAACAATCAAGTAAAGTTAGAGGTGGGCAGGGATTAGCTTATGACAGTTAATTATGAGTGAAATTTATCAAGATATACCCTGTTGGGATAATGGTACATGGACAACAGTATCCTTTGATTCTAGAGAAGCATTCTCAAGATCTATTGCAGAAATGTTTTCTGAACCTGGAAAGTACAATTTTGATGAGACTAGTTTTCTTTTTAATCAAGAAGCAGTAAAGTTTAGAGAGCAGAATGTTTATTGTATAGCACCATTTAGATCCAGAGACTTTATATCTTATTGGGATGATCAGAAACATAAATGTAGAAAAGGAGTATTTTATATAAATGGTAATAAGAAGTGGTTTATAACTAGAGACTACTATATGTGGTTAAACTTCTTACCTATCTTTGATAAGGAACAACAAAAGTTTGATTTTGCAAAAGTGAGAGATGCTCAGTATCATATGGCATTATATGAACTGCTTGCTGAACTTAATTATAAACATGTTGCTATTCTGAAGAAACGTCAGATAGCATCCTCATACTTCCATATCTCTAAGTTACTTAATCAGCTTTGGTTTGAAGCTGGGGTAACTTTAAAGATGGGAGCTAGTCTCAAAGATTATATCAATGAGAAAGGTTCTTGGAAGTTTATGTCAGAATATGCTGCGTTCTTAAATGAACATACTGCATGGTACCGTCCAATGTCTCCAGACAAAGTCTTAATGTGGCAGCAAAAGATTGAAGTAAGAAAAGGGGACAGAAAAACAGAAGTGGGTCTAAAGGGTACTATGCAAGGCATGTCATTTGAGAAAGATCCTACAAATGGTGTCGGTGGTCCAGTAAAATACTTCTTTCATGAGGAAGCAGGAATTGCACCAAAGATGGACTTAACATATGAGTACATGCGTCCTGCTATGGCATCAGGTTTAATTACTACAGGAATGTTTATTGCTGCAGGATCTGTAGGAGATTTATCTCAGTGTGAACCATTAAGAAAAATGATACTTTCACCAACTGATACAGATGTATATGCTGTTGAGACTGATCTTATAGATTCAAAAGGAACTTATGGTATGTCAGGTTTGTTTATTCCTGAACAATGGTCAATGCCGCCATACATAGATGATTATGGTAATTCACTTGTCAAAGAAGCATTAAAAGCTTTAGATGAACAATTTGCAACTTGGAAAAAAGAACTTGATCCAGAAACTTATCAATTAAGAATATCTCAGAGACCAAGAAATATAGAAGAAGCATTTGCTCATAGAAGTGTATCTGTTTTTCCTCCGCATCTTGTAACTGCACAACAAAGAAGAATAGAGGACAAAGAATATGCATATGAATTCTTAGATATTAGTACAGATGAGAATGGTAAACCTTCTGTTAAAGCATCTAATAGACAACCTATTAAAGAATTCCCAGTAACTAAAAAGACTGAAGATAAAACAGGAGTACTAGTAGTTTGGGAAAGACCAATTAAAGACCCAACTTTTGGACAGTACTATGCTTCTATTGACCCCGTGTCAGAAGGTAAAACTACAACATCAGATTCATTATGTTCTATCTATGTTATGAAAGCTCCTGTAGAAGTTACAAAAGTAACTGGTATAGAAACTGAAACTTACATAGAACCAGATAAGATTGTAGCTGCTTGGTGTGGTAGATTTGATGACCTTAATAAAACTCACCAGAGACTAGAGTTAATTATAGAATGGTACAATGCCTGGACAGTAATTGAGAATAACATCTCATTGTTTATCCAATATATGATATCTAGAAAGAAACAAAGATTCTTAGTGCCTAAGAGTCAGATTATGTTCTTGAAAGATTTGGGTGCAAATGCTAACGTCTTCCAGGAGTATGGTTGGAAGAATACAGGAACTCTTTTTAAACAACATCTTCTTAACTATGCAATAGAATATACTAAAGAAGAATTAGATGTAGAAACTAAAACTGATGGTACAATTGTACGTACAAAATACGGCATAGAAAGAATACCTGATCCAATGTTGCTTACTGAAATGCGTGAATATGCACCAGGAGTCAATGTGGATAGACTAGTTTCATTCTGTGCATTGGTTGCTTTTATGAGAATTCAACAATCAAATAGAGGTTATGCTAAAAGAGTAATAATGGATGATGCTGCTAAAAACTTGCAAAAGTCAGAAAATTTGTTTAAATTAAACAATAGTCCATTTAGACATATTGGTAAATCAGTTTATAGGAATAGTGATGGCGGCAAGCGCTCTCCTTTTAAACATTTTAAATAATAAGTATGCAAATATATAACGCATTACAGTTAAAGAAAGGTGCTAAGACTCAGCATAATAGGATGGGTAGTATTACTCAACCTTTACAATTTTTATCAAATAAAGATAAAGATGAAGAATGGGCAGCATGGAACCTTGACTGGTTAGAATGGAATGGCCTTAAACAAGTCCGTAGAAATGCCCGTAGGTTAATGAAGAACTATAAACTTGCAAAGGGTATTATTGATAAGACAGATTATCTTATGGTAGAAGATAATGAAATGAGAGATATAGTAGAAGTCTTAACTAAAGAAGATGCGTCTGCTATGGAACTTAAGTTCTATCCTATCATTCCAAATGTTATTAATGTTTTAGTAGCTGAATTTGCTAAGAGATCAACTAAACTTACATACCGTGCAGTAGATGATTTCTCATATAATGAAATGATGGAGCAAAAGCGCAAGATGGTAGAAGATACCTTAATGGCTGATGCTCAAACTAAAATCATGGCTGCTCTAGTTGAACAAGGACTAGATCAAAATTCTGAAGAAGCAAATAAACAATTACAACCAGATACTTTAAAGTCATTACCAGAGATTGAACAATTCTTTAAGAAGGATTATAGAGGAATGGTAGAGCAATGGGCATCTCATCAACATGCAGTTGATACTGAAAGATTCAGAATGGATGAACTTGAGGAAAGAGGATTCAGAGATATGCTTATTACAGATAGAGAGTTCTGGCATTTTAGAATGATGGAAGATGACTATGAAGTAGAACTTTGGAATCCACCATTAACATTCTATCACAAATCTCCAGATGCTAGATATATTTCACAAGGTAACTGGGTAGGTAAAATTGATATGTTTACTGTATCTGATGTTATTGATAAATTTGGATACTTAATGACCCAAGAGCAGATGGAAGCTTGTGAAGCAGTCTACCCTATTAGGTCAGGAGGTTACATGACTGGAGGATATCAAAATGATGGTACATACTATGATGCTACTAAAAACCATGATTGGAATGTAAACATGCCTTCTCTTGCATACAGACAGTATACATCAATGATGGCAGGATCTGTTTATGATGGAGGTGATATTATAAATCAAATACTTTCAGAGGGAGAAGATTACTTTGACCAAGGTACTGCATACTTATTACGTTGTACTACTTCTTACTGGAAGTCTCAGCGTAAAGTAGGACACTTAACTAAGATTAATGAAACTGGTGAAGTTATTACAGAAATAATTACTGAAGATTATAAAGTAACAGATAAGCCAATTTATGATACAAGATTGTTTAAAAACAAAACAAGAGATAATCTTGTATTTGGAGAACATATTGATTGGATTTGGATTAATGAAGTATGGGGTGGTGTAAAGATTGGACCAAACATTCCTTCATTCTGGGGTATGAATAATCCTGGAGGTTTCTCACCTATTTATATTGGTATTGAAAAAAATCATATTGGACCATTAAAATTCCAATTCAAGGGAGACAACAGCCTATATGGATGTAAACTACCCGTAGAAGGCGCAGTCTTTTCAGATAGAAATACTAAGTCAACAGCATTGTTAGATTTAATGAAACCATATCAAATTGGATTCAATATAGTAAACAATCAAATTGCAGATATCTTAGTAGATGAACTTGGTACTGTAATCATGTTAGATCAAAACTCTTTACCAAGACATTCATTAGGAGAAGACTGGGGGAAAGGTAACTTAGCTAAAGCATATGTAGCAATGAAGAACTTCCAGATGCTTCCTCTTGATACATCTATTACTAATACAGAGAATGCTCTTAACTTTAACCATTTCCAAAAACTAGATCTATCTCAGACAGAAAGATTAATGTCTAGAATACAATTGGCTACACACTTTAAACAACAAGCATATGAAGTGATTGGTGTTAATCCACAAAGGATGGGACAACAGATATCACAGATGACTGCTACAGGGGTAGAACAAGCCACTGCAGCTTCTTATGCACAGACAGAGGTATTCTTTATCCAACACTGTGATTACTTGATGCCTAGGGTACACCAAATGCGTACAGACTTAGCACAGTACTATCACTCAACTAAACCATCTGGTAGATTAACTTATATGACATCAGCAGATGAGAAAGTAAACTTTGAGATAAATGGTACTGACTTATTAGCAAGAGATCTAAATATTTTTGCAAGTACAACTGCAAATCATAGAGCTATTCTTGAGCAATTAAAACAAATGGCTCTTACTAATAATACTACCGGAGCATCTATCTATGACTTAGGTAAATTAGTTCAGTCAGATTCAATTGCACAAATGAACACTGTTCTTAAAGAAGCTGAGAGTAAACAAACTCAACAAAAACAACAAGAGCAACAGTCAGCACAACAAATGCAAGAACAACAACTTGCATCTCAGAAAGAACAGAAACAGATGGAGATTGATGCTGAGGCTACTAGGGAAGAGAAGAATAGACAGAGAGATATTCTGGTTGCAGAAATACGTGCAGCAGGTTATGGATCTATGTCAGATGTCAACAAGAATATGGAATCAGATTATGTTGATGCAATGAAAGAAATCAAATCAACAGAGCAGTATCAAGAGCAAACTAATCTTCAAAGAGAAAAAGAAGTTAACCGTATGAATATTGATTCTCAAAAAAACCAGATAGAACGGGAAAAAATAGCTGCTCAGAAAGAAATTGCTAACAAACAATTACAGATTGCACAGGAAAACAAAAACAAATTTGATGTGGGTAGTAAAAATAAGGGAGAGAAAAAATAGCCTTAGCTATATAATGTGAAAATCTTTTTTTATTAATATAAATTTCTCAAGTTTAATTTGTATATTAAAGTATAAACAAAAACCAACAATAATGAGTGATAACACAAAAAACCCAACTGGGGAAACCCAGATGTTAGATTCTACAACGGTAGATCAAGTAGATGTAAATTTAGATGAGATCTTTGGTAGTCCAGGTGCGGATAGCATAATGCTTCCTTCAGATGGAGAACAAACAGAGAAACCTAAAAATTTATTTTCTAAAGATGATAGAGTAGATACTTCGTTCATTGACATGCCTAATGTTACTGCTAAAGATAAGCAGGAAGCAGCGGAAAAGAAAGCAGATGTTGAAGAGGCAATTGCTGAATTAGATGGTTTAATCTCTCAAGAAGAGGATGCTGGAAATAAAGGAAGACCAAAGGTTGATAAATCTGGTCTTGCTGAGTTAGCATCTAAAATGATTGAGGAAGGGGCTCTAATGGCTTTTGATGATGATAAACCTTTAGAGGAATATACAACAAAAGATTTTAGAGAACTTTTTGAAGCTAATTTTGAAGATAAAGAAAATAAAGTTAGAGAGAATGTTCCAAAAGAATTCTTTAAGTCATTGCCGGAAGAACTTCAAATAGCAGCTAAGTATGTAGCTGATGGTGGACAAGATCTTAAAGGTTTGTTTAGAACACTGGCTCAAGTTGAAGAAGTATTTGAACTTGATCCAAACATTGAACAACACCAAGAAGAGATTACACGTCAGTACTTATATGCTACTAATTTTGGAACTGCAGAAGAAATTGAAGATGAGATCAATGATTGGAAAGACATTGATAAGCTTGGTCAAAAAGCAAAACAATTCAAACCAAAATTAGATAGAATGCATGAAGAGGTTGTTGCTAGAAAACTTGCAGAGCAAGAGCATAAGAAAGAACAACAAGCTCATCAAGCTAAAGCTTACCAAGATAATGTGTATAATACACTTGTTGGAGGTGAGTTAGGAGGATTAAAAATTGATAAGAAAGTACAAGGTATGCTTTACTCAGGATTAGTTCAACCTAATTACTCTTCAATTTCTGGTAAACAAACTAACTTACTTGGACACTTACTAGAGAAGTATCAGTTTGTAGAACCAAGACATGATCTAATTGCTGAAGCACTTTGGTTGCTATCTGATCCAGAAGGATACAGAAATAAAGTAAAAGATGTAGGTGGTAAAGCTGTTGTAGAAAAGACAGTTAGGCAATTAAAAACTGAGGAATCTAGAAAACTTTCTAGTTCTTCAACAAACACAGGAGATGATGAAATCAGTAAACCAATTGGTAACAGATCTTCACAAAGGACAATCCCTCGCCAGAACAATATGTTCAAAAGAGGCTTTTAAATAGTAACAAATAAAAACAAATAAACAATGGCAACTCCAGTTTTAAACAATGGTATATTCCTCAGGGATACCGCTTACAACGCAAGTTCCCACGTGGATTCTTACCACCTGGTAAACATGCTAAAAGATGCAGAGCCAATGGACTTAGGTCCAGTGGATCTATGGGCTATGTCCCAAAAGGTTGAAATGCCTCTTTATCAAATGTCTTCATTTGGTGGGAAAAATGTTATCATGGTAGATAATGCTCGTGGAGAGTACAAATGGCAGACACCAGTGTCTACTGACCTACCTTATATCATTGAGGATATTGAACCAAATAATGATTTCAAAGGTATTGAAGGATCTACCTTCCGTATCAAACTTAACAGAAGAGAGTTTGGACATGGTGATATCATCACTTATGACAAATACAACGGTGTTGAGATGTACATTACAGCAGAAGACATTCTTCCAATTGGAGATGGTTTTATCTATACTGTACAGTTAGTAAACAATGACAACTTCAAATACTTAGATAATAAGTACTTGGCTAACGGTACTAAAGTATTCCGTAAAGGTTCTGCAAGAGGTGAGTATGGTGAGAGATTCTCTGACATTACAACAAGAACAGGATTCCGTGAATTCTATAACTTTGTTGGTGGTGCTGAAGCTCACGTACATTATTCTGTATCTTCAAGAGCAGACTTAATGATCAAAGGTGGAATGAATGCAGATGGTACAGTTCCTGTAACTGAAATCTGGAGAAACTTTGGAGCAACAAATGATCCATCTATCACATCCCTAGAGGACATGGTAAAAGTAATGGGTAAAGACAAAGTGAAAAAAGCATTTGACAATGGTGACTTATCAAGAACATTCTTGACATCAATGGAAGCTGCTCACTTATCTAAAATTGCAACTGACATTGAGACTTACTTAATGTGGGGACAAGGTGGTAGAGTTCGTCAAGATGGACCAGATGATCTTAGATTATCAGTGGGTCTTTGGAAGCAGTTAGATAACTCTTTCAAAAGAATCTATAACAAAAACAACTTTACACTTGATTTATTCCGTTCTGAGATCTACAACTTCTTCAATGGAAAAGTTGAGTTCCAAGGACCAGATCCAAAAAGAGCTCTAGTAGTTCAAACTGGTATGGGTGGAATGAGAATGGTAAATGAGGCAATTAAAAAAGAAGCTGTATCTTCAGGTCTTTTAATTCAAGCTGCTGATATCGGTGCAATCACTGGTAAAGGAATGGACTTGAACTTTGGATTTGCTTACACTTCTTATGTTATCCCATTCTTGGCTAACGTGAAGTTTGTATTGAATCCTGCATTTGACAATGTTCATACAAATGATATTGAGAACCCAATCATTGATGGTTTCCCATTATCTTCTTATTCATTCATTATCTTTGATATCACAGATAATACAAATGATAACATCTTCTTATTGAAATTATCTTGGGATAATCAATTGAAATGGTGGTATCAAAATGGTACTATGGACTACATGGGACGTACACAAGGATTCCAGTCTTCTGGACAATTCAACGGGTACCGTGTTATGATGTCTCAGACAATGCCAGCTATCTGGGTTAAAGACCCAACTAAAGTGTTAAAGATTGTAATGAGAAACCCAATCACTGGTGGATCTTTCTAACCAGACACTATAAAAAA